GACTAGACCACCAATCAGCTTTTTTATAACTGCCGTTTGTGATTATAACAATTTCGACATCTTTAACTGATTTGATATATTGTACGATGTCTACCAGGTCATGGGCATATATAGGATCACCGTCGTCGCCACAAAACGTTATTTTTTCAACGTTTTTTATTATAAACTCAGGGGTAAAGTTACGTTGGAAGAACGCCAACTTCAACTCTGTGTTGACTAATCCGTCAGGTACTTCTTGTCTAGCACACCGAGGGCACTTTAATGTGCATTTACTACTGACTTCAATATGCCAGTGCCAAGTTGCTAACATAGCTGGGTATTCCTTTGTTGTTGGCTGTTAAATGACATTTTGTTATTGGATTCTGTGCAAGTTGCCTTGCATATTTTGACCCGGATCAAACGATTTCAACATCTGTATTATAATTTGTAAAACCGTTTTCTTTAACAACAGTTAAGATATTATTTACTCGTCCAGCTAGTTCGTCTTTATGACTTACAAGCCAAATACTCTTGTTGCCTTCTCGGCTCATTTTCTTCAATATAGCTAAACTATGTTCGACCCCGCTGGCATCCATCCCGCTATCAACCAGTTCATCGATGAATAACAAGTTTATGGGCTTATATAAACTTTCCCACACGTCACGGAACGCCCAACTTAAACTTAAAATAAGCCTGTTACGCTCTCCTCGGCTCAAATTGTCAAAGTCTAATTCTCTGCCCAATTCTTCGATGCTCACACTCAAGTCATTTAAGAACTGGACAGTGTGCGGCAGTCCGATTCGATCTAAGTACTGCGCTAATCTACCATTTAAATAACTCAAATTTTGGTCAATGATCTTCTTACGAATAAACGAATCTTTGTTAGTTAACAATTTAAGTAAAAACTCTTGATGCTCTTTGACTCGTGTTAGCTCGTTAATGGTATCGTAGGTTACTTCTTGCACAGCAGTATCACGCATGTCAACGATTTGTTCTGCATAAGGATCCTGCTCCGATTGTTTACTATCGAGTTGTGTCAGCACACTGGCCATTGAACTACGATGCTCGAATGCATCTGATTCTTCTGCATAAAAAGTTTCGGGAGGCATCCCTAACTTACCGATAGAGTTTACAGTACCAGTATGCTCTTGCCATTGAGTATCATTTGTCAGAAGTTGTAATGCAGCCTCTTGCGTCTGATCTTGTTTGCTCTTTAGAATTTCTTCCTGTTTAGCGTCGTGAATGTCTCCCCCACATGCATGGCATTTATGGTCTTCCAATAATGCAATTTCTTTTTTTAACTTTTCGATCAGTTTTTGTTGCTTGGAATTATCAAGTTCTATACTGGTAATCCATTTAGCGCACTCGTCTAGCTTGGATCGTTTTTTATTGTATTCCACAAGATTTTTATGCGACTCTAATTCTACTTCGATGTCAAGTTCGTCAAGTTCGTCATATGCAGTGCGTAGCGCAACGACGTCGCCATCCTTTTTATTTTGCCATAACGTTTGTCTGCGTACTAATGCGGCAATTTGCTCTTCGATACGTGTGTTTGCATCTGACACTGCTTTAATTCTATATTCTTCTTGGGTAATGGCATCTTTAGTCTGTTTAACTTGTTCTTTAAGAGATTCTGCTTTTTCACTGAGCATGGTAATGCCCAACAGTTGTTCAATGACATTGCGTTGATCATTCGCCCGCATACTCAGGAATGGTTCAGTATAAGTGTTTAATGCCACAATGTGCTTGAACATGTCGTGACTCATGCTAAGCAAGCGTTCAATTTCATGTTGCGTCTCTCTGCTGTCGCCTTGACTGTTATCGTCGGCACTTTCTTGCTCTGTGTCGTCGACATAAAACTTCAGCACATTTGGTTTACGTCCACGCTCGATTCTATAACTTTGTCCTTCACAATCAAAGTCGATTGTGATCAGCATGTTCTTGCCGTTTGTTTTATTAATCAGATTATCTTTTTTGATGTTTGTCAACGCTTGCCCAAACAAACTATAACTAAGTGCGTTGATAATAGTAGTCTTACCAGTGCCGTTACGAGCACCAGTGTCATCCCCGCCAAGATCTAAGTTTTCGCCTAGTACTAAAGTTAGGTCTTTTCGATCAAAGTCGATACCTTGTGTGGCATTGCCAACACTCATAAAGTTCTTAACTGAAAGGGTTTTTATTTTAAACATCTAATATTTTTTTAATTAATCGGTCCGGCCGCTTATTCTCGGCGTGAATCTGATATAGTTTAATCCGCCATCAATTAATCCGCCATCAACAACCATTATACTATCAATATTATTATTTTTCAACTTTTCTGGTAATCCGACGATATTGTTTGGTATTGCTTGTTCTAATTTGCCAAAATTGTTTTTTCGTTTCACTGTCAGACTATTTTTAATTGTTTTTTTATTTTATTAATTTTCAATTTTATATCTAATTCTAATAAGTCCGACATTTCTTCAGCTCTTCAGCTAATGAAACCTGATATTCCACACAAGGCACTGTATTTTTGTTAGAACTGTCATGGTAAGCATAGTACACACCTTTTTTGTAATCATTATATAACACTTTATCAGTGTCTAGTATATCAACCAATGATTCTTTCTGCTGGTCTGTCCAATTAATGTTATACCCCTGTATCACTATGAGTTTACAATTTTTAAGTTTGCAATAAGCAGAAAGAAGGATAAGGTCTTTCCACAACGACATGATCTCCAAATTTGGACTATATAGCCATTGATAATATAATTCTTTACTAAGGTGCTCTGCGCTTATGCTACTCGGCCAGATATTATTATATGTAAAATTCCTGAGGCTATCATTGTCTACCAATTCACATTGCTGTTCAGTTGATCGAATTTCTACGTCTAATTTACCGATATTAGTAAGTTGTACAATTACGTAATCGAAATCATTTGCATGCAACTGCTCTACTACGTTATTAACTATAAATTGATTACTGACTGCAGGCCCACCAACATCGGTTATTGAATTACTTAATATCCTTAACAATTTGACCCATGTTGGTTTCTCTTGCCCAGACCAGCTAAATCCACATCCGCTAATTAATATTTTTTTGTTTATTGATAACATTTTTCAAGTCCATGTGATCAACAATAATTGCTTGATATCTGTCAGGGCATTGTCCACATACATGTTCGGGTTTTCCTATATTATTTACAAATTCTTGTAATGCTTCATCTGTTACAGTAGCAGGTATACCAGAATAGTTTGCAAATGTTTCTTTAGTAAGATCAAATATATTTGCAACGGGTGGGCATTTATATAAAAATCCTTTGTGTAATACCGGAGTATTCGGTGATCCACATATAGCATGAGCCTGCTTATAATCACTTGCCCAAAATGATATTTTATTATTGACTAGTTTAAATGGTACTACAAAATCTTTGAATACACTTTTGTATATGGTTATATTTGGCAACGACCATGAAAATTGCTTATGGTTCGCCTGATCAGTATTTTGTTTGACTTTCCAATTTTTTGAGTGACTTAAAATATTTTTTATTTTTTTATTAATAATATATTCTTGGTCTTTTATGTGTATGCTAATTTGTATTTCAAATTTTGGAAAATTAAACCACTCAGCCGAATCAAAGTTATCTAATAGATAACCGTTAGTTATTAACCGCATAGTACAATCTGGCCAGGCATTGTGCACATATTTACATATATCCTGTAGCTTAGGATGCAAGCAAGGCTCGCCACCGAATAAAGTTACAACTGCTGGGCTTATTCGATCTTTCCAATCATCAATATACTTTTTGATATTATCAAATGATTCGATACCATCCCTTTTAAAATCACTCAGACTTATGCATCCTGCACATTGCAAATTGCAAGAATACGCAATCATAAGGTCAAGTCTTGGTATATGCATCATACTGCTGTTTAAATGAAAGTAACCATTCGGATATAATAGTTATGCCAAATGTTTTTTCTAAATCAACTTTAACTTGCTCCGGATGCAGAAATAAATCTTCGTATTTGATAATCAAATCGTAATCAAATTCGGGTTCTTTTAAGTTTTTGAGATATAATTGATCAATGACTTTAGCCTTATTTTCTTCTGTGGGCACTATGCCTTTACTCAATAGCTGAAGTGACAGGTTGTCCATTCCGTGTTTTATTTTCCTCACGAAGTCTGAGTCAACCGCAGTTTCTTTTAATATCTTGATTATCCCTATAAATTCTTCACCGGACGGTTCTGTGGTTAACAGTACTTTTTCTATTTGTTGTTTTTTTAAAAATTTCCAATACGCATCGTTGGTAGGATTAGAAATTCGAATACTTTTAATAGCGCCCAACAATTCAGCCGCTTTAGCAGTGTGTCTGTGAGTAGGGACAACTTCGTATTTGTCTGAATTTGCTACAGGCAATGTAGCAACGGGCCGCGGCTTCAAGAATTCTTGATAGAAAATATCATGCACTTTTGTGCGTCCATTGGGATATTTTCTTGTTCGTAACGGTACACATTCAGGGCTGTTGCTAAGTTCGGAACAGAAAAATTCTCCGCCAGCACCTTGATCGTAATCCACAAACAAAAAAGGCATCAAAGATTCCGGTAGATGTCTAATAGCAAGTTCTTATCAAAATTATCGCTAGCAATGGCAGTTAGTTGATTAGTTACAATCTGGTCAACACTTTCAAACATAATATTACCTTGTATTTCGTATTCGGTCAAGTCTACGTTCTTTTGTGGAATTAGTGTAATTTCCCGTAGTTTGTACTGACCTATAAATGTTTCTTTGATAAAGGTTGCTTCTTCATAACTGATGTTAATATCTAAATTAACACGAGCATGCATGCCTGCTTTTAACAAATCGTCGGGCTTGTTTAGCACGTCGCTTAGGTTGTAAACACGATATCTAGGTTGATCAGGCCAGGCGTGATATACTGGCTCTTCTCCCCATGTTAAAATCGTTAGCCCACGTTCATCGTCGCCTGCATCTGCATAGTTGTGAGGAAATGCATTACCGATGTAGGTAATGTTTTTATGACTTTGCCGTTTGTGAAAGTGTCCACTAAACGCATGTCCAACGCTGCCAAAATCTTCTCGTTTAATGTCACCATGGTCAGGCATCTGCACCATGGCATTCATGTAAAAGTGCGGCAACTCAAAATGCCCAAACACATATTGGCTTTTTATTTTAGGAATACGCTTATGATCATCGCCGACAAGCCAAGGAGCGATGGTAACATCACCATCGCTAAACCAATCGTTACAAATCTGAATATTGGGGAGGTGACGGGCCCACTCAACGCTTTGTATGTCACGTTTATCGCGATAATAAAGATCGTGATTGCCAGGAATAAAATAAACCCTGTCAAAATTGTCATTTAAATGCTCCAGTGCTTTGAGACTGTAATTAAGTGTTACAATATTGATACTGGCGCGATTGTTGTGCCAGTCTCCCATAAAAATGCAGGTCTCTGCACCTTCCTCTTTTGCTTTGGTAGTAGCCCACTTGACAAAATTCAAACAGTCGTCATTGTGTAGTTGACTGTTTGATTTGAGCCCAAAATGCACGTCCGTGAATACGGCAGCCTTCTTGAATAGGTTACTCATTTATTGTTCCCAAGCTCGATATCCATTATGTGATAACCCTTCATTAGTTTTCCTGATAATTGTATTTGGCCATTGACCAGTTTGCCGACTAAATTCACTTTTACTTGGATAGTATAACACATCTCCGTTGGGAAATTCAACCTGCAATTTCTTCGAAACTTTTGCAGCGCCTTTGAGAGAATTTTTTCGATTCGTTTCGCATAATAATTCTCTATTTTTTCTCTGCCATTGCATTATCCCTGATTTCTTTTTTTCTTTTTCTTCCGGATAGTGTTCGTAAAATTTTTTTAATGTTTCGGATTTTTTTCGATATACTTCTACAGTGTGTAAGTGGCTTGTTAAACTCTTGCGGTCTTCGATTGAAGTATTAGCCCACTTGACTTGCGTATTGTATTCTTTAAATCTGTCACCTAGTGCATTCTTAATACTAGCTATATCTTCATTGGACAATTGATGCAGAATATGTCGACCTAGGCCATCACCACCACATGTAGAATTTAATCCACTGTTAAACGAGTTGTACAATTTAATATAGTTAATTTCGGCTAACGCTAGCGCAGTTATAGATGTAAAATTGTCTTCTAGTACCTCAATCAGACACTGTTTGATGCCGTACTTACTCATTGCTTCGTAAAGTTTGGGTTTGTTTGACTTTGCTGCATTCTTACAATGCACCTTCCATCTTGCTAACTTATACGAAGGGCTAGTATCAAATCCAATATAGCATTGATTAAGTGGCACAACGGTAATTTTATAGATGTACATATTTTATTCCCAAGTGTATATAACTATTTATACATTTTGGACTAAAATCACTTATTGATATAGTATAACATATAATTATCTAATACGCAATAGCAAATGATTATTCTTCAAAAGACACGCTGCCTCCACTCATACCTTGTCGAGTGTAACTGGGATTTAATCCGTTCATCTCTAAAATATCATCACGAATATTTTGGTTACGCTTTTCAATGTTCAGCACTCTGGTAAACGAATTGGTGATTGCTGCTGTATAGTAGGCAAATGGGTTTTGTGATTTTGATTCGTCAAACTGCAAACCAATTTGACTCAACTGCAACAGCGCCTGACTGCGCATTTCGTCATTGTATGTGTAACCACGCCAGTTACTGCGAGTAGCATAACGTTCACACAGTTTCATAAACATATGGGCTAGTTTATTGGTCATGTTACCATGGGTCTTGGTAAACTCTCCTGTTTCTAAATCGCCCTTCCATTGACTTTTGCCAACCAAAATAGGGTCGCCTTCTTCTGTTACTTTGTAATGAAAAAACGGAGGAAAGTTGACTTTTACATATTTGTTATGTTTAGGGTCTTCTTCGTCGTATTCGGTATGTGCGGATTCATCATCATCGTCGAATAGTTCTTTTGCGGCTGCTCTGGCTTTGCCAGTTTTAACGTCATCCACTGGAATATGTTCCCAGGTCATCACACGAAATACCACATCACTTGCAGGTATTTTAGTGTATTTGATTTCAAACTGATCGGCTTTTTGCTTCTGACCAGTTTCTAAAACAGCCGCTTCGTGGGCAAGTTTTGACAGACGTTCTGCTCGCGATTTACGTGCTTCTAAAATGTTTTTCTTATTGATTTTTTTAACATTATCCAAAATCATGTCGTAATCTGCACAAGTGCTGTCCACAAACGTGCAGTATGTTGTCTTACTTTTGTGGATTTCTTTAAGAATATCCTTGTTATTTAGGTAATTATGTTTGATAGTTATTCTCCAAGTGTTGTAATATAGTAACAGACTGTAGTGCCAATGTCAATTATTTTTGTTAAAAAACGGTGTGATTTTTGGCGATAAATATTTATAATACAGGATTTCTATATGGCAATAGCAGACAGTACAAATACAGACAACTATTCTGGCGATGGTTCAAGTTCAACGAACGGAACGACGCCAATCGCCGCCTACGCCGCGCCTGCCAATCCTAGTGCTGCCAGGCTTGCAGTCAGTGGACTGGTATCCGGTGCCGCAAACGCACTGGCAGACATTGCTGGCAGAGTTTTTAATTTTAATTTTGTGGAAGCAAACGGTAATACAGTAG